ATCCCCTCGGACTCTTGTGCTGGAATAATTCTGCGCGGAGTCGCTATTAAAATTGATGTAGCTCGAGCTAGCTCGGCTTCCTAGATCATTTCTTACACTGCCACGAACGACTAGATCAGTATAAGTCGCAGGAATAGCAGAAAAAGTCACGCTTGCAGCTGAACTGCTCAGCACATTGCTTGAGATAAGTGTGTATGTGTTTGCCATCTTATGCCTTTAGTATTCCGTAGAGTGTGGCTGTTGTGCCTGTGGCAAAGTTGCCTGTAGATGGAAACATCTGGATCGAAGTAATAGCAGAAGTGCTACGCCATAAACCAACAGTACGATAAACAACACCTGAGCCATTACGATCTTGGCTGGTAGTCACCAAGCAGGTCTTATTGGTTGAACCTGCATAAGAAAACCAATCAACAGTTATGAGGCTTGGTAGCGTGTTATTAAAGTTAGCATTACCACAGTTAATGCGAGCAGATGTTGACCCTCTTGCGCTTGTAGCTGTTGCTCCATCGCCTGTTAATTCTGTGTAGGAGTAATTTGTCCCAGTATCCGAATTAACTTGCATTCTGACTGTTGCTGCTGTTGTTTCGTGTGTGCCTGTTAGCACTAGGCGAAGGTCTGTATAGGCAGAAGTAATTGAAGTAAATGAAATCGTGGCTGCCGCACTACCTAAAGTCGTGGTAGCGATTGGCTCGTATGTTGCTGGCATTTACGCTCCCTTGATTCCGTATAGTGAAAAGACAGATCCCGCAAGCCATTGGTCAGCATCTGGGTAAAGTTCAATGCTAGTGAGTGCAGTAGTAGAATAAGCAGCTCCACTGTGCAATAAAACAGCACCAGACCCGTTTAAGTCTCCACCCGCAAAAGAACGCATAACTCTGTTCTTTCCAGCAGTTCTATAATCGTGAAAATCTAAAATGCCTACGCCAAAAATGTTGCTAGTGTTTCCGTTTCTTGGAGCGACATTTGCCAACACAATTCTCACACTGGCAGAGGTAGAATCATTTGCTTGGATTGTTGAGCCATCACCTCTTAAATTATGAGATGAATGAATAGCGCTCGTAGAGCCATTTAATCTTACACGCACTTCATCAAAACCCGTACTTGTTCCCGTTGTTCTTAAAAGGTAGCGCAATTGTAGATGTTGCCAATCTGCCGCAATACTACTAAAAGTGATTGAGCTAGCATTAGATCCTAAAGTCTGCGAAGCGATGGACTCGTAAGAAGCCCCGCCACCACCTGCCGCCCCACCACTAGAGGCAATAATCCCAATAAGTGAATTAAGCATTAGGCAACAGCACCCACTACGATCCATGAGTTAGCAGCGATCTTGATGCAAGCTGCTGACTTGTAACGAGCAAGGACGGGTGAGCCAATAACTGCACCTGCGCTAACTACTGTGGTAGTTCCGGGGGTTGTTGCAGTAATGGTTGTAACTCCTGCACCCTTCATGTACACAATGAGGGTAGTGCCAGTAGGGAAAGCGTATGTGGCATCTGTTGGAATGTAGAAAGTATTAGCCGATGCGTTGTCCATTGTGACAATAGCGTTAAGTCCGTCTGCCTTGACTGCTGTGTAAGTTGTGCCAGTCTGCGCATTGACCGTAAGACCTGCGAACTTGGTATCGATGTCCTGACCCAGCTCTGCAATCGCTGTTGCGCCATCCTTAACGAGGTCTGAACTCTGTGGGATGTCGAACCCGAAGTTAGTCGTAGTAGTTGCCATTAGGTTAAAGCTCCTGTCGCATTTGTCCAAGTAAGTGTACCATTTACGCCAGTCCAGATAAGTGAGGCTGGCAATACTTCATTCCATTGAGTCAAGCTCAGTGAGAAGTCTGTTGCTGAGATGTAGAGCGTAATGTCTACAAAGGTAGGAGTTGCTCTCAGTGCTATGTTCTCCACAAAGCCATCGAACTGACCACCGAGCAGGTTGCTAGGTAGGTTAGTGATAAGCACAGGCTGACCAAAAAATATGTTGATGAGGTTATCTAGATCCACACTAGGCAGGTCTGGATTATCTAGGCGAAAGGTAATCGCCTCTAGTGAGCCTCTGGGACTCTTGCGCAAATTAAGCTCTCTAGAGCCGATATTAGCGATGTCTGCAAGATTCTTGATGTTGGACTCAAAGGACTTCTGATACAAGCCGTAGAGGGCAATAGAATCGCTATCAGAGGTATTGTACTCAGAGCCGTATGCTGTGCCGTACTTGTAGACAAGGCTGTTACGGATACGAGCGATCTGTGTGATTGTCCTGATACTGCTAGGGGTTGCATAAGCTGCATCGATAGTAGTGAAGCCATTGGCTGCTAGGTAGTCGCTGCGATGGTCTGCATCGTCATAGGAGACATAACCATCCTTCTCCTCATGGATCTGACCTAATGCGCTATTGGCTATCTGATCTACCAGGCTGTTGGACTTAGCCGTAGCCGATGCTGCAAGGCTGTTCATGGTATAGAAGCCTTCATCGATTGTGCCAATGTAAGACTCTGCATCTGCCCATGTCGTAGTTGCTGGATAGGCAGCCCATGTGACTGTTGGATCTATCTCAGCCCATGACAGGCTTAGGACTCCATCGACAATAGCTGCGATCTGTGCGCCGTCTAAACCCTCTGGAAGTGCTGTGTTATAAACAGACTTAGTAAGTTTTGCTAAGTAGCCCACTCCGAGCAATTTGCCATAAGTGATGTAACCAGATTCTTCTGGGCTGCGTACACCTATGGAGAAGTCCGATACCTGCCCACCATAGACAGTGACATAGTTTCCAGCACTATCTTTAAGCTCTAAAGTAATTGGCTCTGTAACTGAGATGGTAAAGGGTGAGCCATCTGTGTTAATGATCTCGACTTGACAATAGCCAGCAGCGCACTGGCGATCGATGTCTAAGCGACCAGAGGAAAAGGAAACAGAGGTGACAGTGGTATAGACATCATCTCCTACTGTCACTCGCCATTCTGGTAACCAAGTCATTCTGCCCTCAACAATGATCCGCGTTGGTAAGCATCTTCTAGGACTTTCTGGATCTGCTCAGCGATAGCGTTAGGATCTCCTATGCCTGTGTTTACAGTAATCTCAACATTTGATCCACTCGATACAGTGCCACCAGAAGCAGCAACGATTCCTGCAATTGTTGTTGTATCAACATTGCCAGTAACGGATGAAGCAGCGATTGCTTCCTGTGCTGCCTTAGCTCGAATAGCCGCCAGCGTTGCCTCTATTTGCTTATCTAGAGCATCCGCGGCTGCTTGTGCATCTGCGGCTGCCTTTTCTTGATCTGCTTTAATAGATGCCGTTGTAGCGGCTGCATCTGCTTTGAGTTTAGATAACGCTTCGCCTTGTGCTTTTTCAGCTGCGGCTATTGCGTCCGCTGTTGCTTTGTTAGCCGCCGCGATCGCTTCTGCACTTGCCTTAGCTGCGGCTGCCGCTGCGGTTGATGATGCTGCTGTACTTGATGCCAGTGCCGCGTTAGCCGAACCGACTGCTGCTGATGCTGATGCTGCCGCTGCGCTGAAAGATGATGACCATTCGCTGAGGTTAGGTCTAATGACTGTGTTCGCTACAGAGTTAGCAAAGGATGACCACTCTCGACCATTAGCCTGAATCTGTGTACCAACAGAGAACATCGAAGCAGTCAAAGCGTTGATTGATGCAGTGAGAGGATCAACCGACCAAGCACCGAAAGGATCTTTGAGTTCTAATGTCTTAACTGTGGCTAGAAGATCTGTTAACTCTTTTGTCTTTTCCTGTGCCTTCTCTAATGCCTTCTGATACTTCTCAACATTAGTGAGGTTTTCTTCCTCGATCGCTTGCATTAACTTTAAGCGGATCTTATCTTCCTCTGAGATTTTACCCTTGAGGGCTGCCTCGATCTGGATCTTTTGTAAGTCAAAGACTGCTCTAGCCTTAGCAAGCTTGAGGCTTTCCTTCTGTGCCTTAGCAGAATCCTTTGCTGCTTTAGTCTGTGTCTTTTGTGCTGCCTTAGCAGCTGAGTTATCGACTTGACCAGAGATAGTCATCGAGATGTTGCCCATACCCTTGAAGGCGTTTAGGTCTTTAGCGAATAGATCAAAGTCAAAGATCGATTTAGTGATGGCAATAAACTCGCCTGTTTCACGCGCAAGACCAGCAATAGCATTAGCAATTCTATCGATGCCCTTGATAAGCGGATCGATTGTTTCAGATCCAGATGCGGTCTTAATGGCATCGACTAGACCTTCACCAATAGTCTCTTTGGCGTTGTTGCCCGCAACAGTTAACTTAGCAAGCGAACCTGCATAGGTATCAGCTGCCGCTGTTGCTTGACCGGCAAAGAGTGTTGTTAAGCGTAGCTGAATCTCCTCAAAGGATGAGCTTGTAAGTTCAGCCTTGGTAAGTCCTACACCTAAGCGACCAATTGCCTGAGTCTGACCAAGGTAAGCCTTCTGTAAACTTTGTGAAACCTGAGTAAGGCTTTTGCCTGTACCTGCTGAAATGTCAAGAGCAAGGTTGAGTAATTCTTGAGACTTAGTAACTGATAATGTGGCACGAAGGAATCGATCCATAGCAGGGCGAAGCTCGTCATCAAGCACACCTGTCTGCATCTCAAGGCGGTTAATGTAGCCGTTGACTGTGCCGATGTTTGATCCGTAAGCAAGCCCAAGATTTTTAAGAGTTGTACCTAATGCTGTGGCTGCCTTGTCATCTTCTGCAAAAGCCTTAACAGATGCCTTTGCGTAAGAGAGAATCTTCTGTGCGCTGTAAACAGCAAGCAAACTCTTAGCAAGACCTTTGACATTCTTGCTAAGTTTATCTGTCGAAGTCTCTGCTTGCTTGAAAGCCTTTTTACCTGTGAACTCTGCTGCGATGTTAATTGCTACATTGCTCATGCTGCTCTCCTAACATCGACCATCGCTGTGCGGCGATTGAACTTAGTAGTTGTGTTTTCAATAGCCTTGAACACAGAAGCATTGGCTTTACCTTGAGTGTTTGCCCATGCTCTAAAGATCAAGCGACCCATCATGCGATGATCGCCTCTCTTGTTAGGACCATAGAGCTGACCTAAGTTAGAAATGAACTGGTTGCCAGCATAAGGATTGTTTGAGCGGGAAACACCTTTAGATGCACCACCTGCGCGAGGTCCGACCCAATCCTGACCTTGCCCATTCTTGCGACCGGCAGTTTCATAGATTGCACCCTGCATAGATTTATTTTGGATGCGTACAGTATTAACGAAACCCGCTCGGTTAGGCTTAGATGGTGTGGTCTTGTAGATAATGCCCGATCTAATTTCCTTAACATCATATTTAGGAAATCGTCCACCCCGAGAAGTTTCTCGTTTAGCCCATCCTGACATTGGTGAAGCAATAGGGACATAAGACCGAGCTTCATTAACAATAGGCTTTAAGACTGCCCCTAAATCTTTTGTTAACTCTTTTGCTAGGTCTGGAGCATATTGCTTTAATGCTTTACGAAGTGCGACCGCGCCCACGACTTCTGTTGGCATCTCGTTGCTCCTTCGCTTCATCTGTGAGACCTTGAAACAATGCATTAAGCATGTCTCGATCTAATTCTAATAACTGCTGTGGCGCGATCCCTAACCTAATGCTTAGCCTAGCAATTAGGTAGGTGAATGGAAGATCGCGCTTTAAGCTAAAGGGTCGGAGTCTTCAACCGAAACACTTTTAAGTGTCTCAATAAACTCCATCCCGTAAGGCTTGACAGGCTCACCTGACCTGCGTGTTACTTCCCATGCTAACCAATAGACATCGCTCTGCTTTTCTTCATCGCGGAACGCCTTGTGGAAGCCCTTTTTAGCGTACTGTTCGAAGGAGTATTCAACAGCAGGTGTGATTTCTCCTTCTAGTACGCTTCCATCTTGTCGAACTATCTTTAGTCTTGCCATGGTTTGCCCCTTTGTTAGTTGATTACGCTGTTGCGATTGTAATTGTGCCGTTCACATTCCATGTGACTGACTGTGTGCTTAGGTCTGCAACTGAACCATTGATGTCGGTTGTGTTGTTGACTAGGCATGTCATTGTGTAAAGAGGATTTGTAGCAGCTGTCGCGCCTGAGTTCTGCTTGACTGTTACTGTTACAGAAGTTCCCCATGCAGCCTGCAAAGTCTGTAGGACTTCGCTTGTTGCTGTGTCATTTAGGAAATCGATTGTGATTGATGATGCTTCTAGACCCTTGACATACTTGTGACCTGAGTCACCCATTGCTGTCACTTCTAGTTCATCGAATGTGCGGTTAATTGTTACTGCTGTCACATGGTCAGACAAGTCCACTGCATTGACTGTCAAAACCACGCCATTGTTTAGAAATACAGCCATTGGTTATTCCTCGTCTTTCTTAGTTACTGGCTTAGGCGTTGCTGGCTTAACTTGACCGATCTTGATCAAGAAAGCTTCCTGCTCTTTTTCCCACTCGGTCATGCTTAGCTCCAACTCGTTAGGATTGATATCGACATCTCAGAGGACAACAGTTCACCTGAAGCCACATTGAGAATACTAGGTGCGCTTATTGCGCTTACATTATAGGTCAAGCCGCTGGCATTTAACTTAGTGAACACGCCAACAATGAAGTCTTCAATGCCGTTAAGGTTTCCCTCATTGTCAAAGAGTGGAACTGTCATGATGATCTTGAAGTTAGCCATCGGGCTAATAGAAATCTGGCTGTTGTTATTAGGTGTCAGATAAGGATCATCTGGAGACACGATCACAGAGTTAGCAAGGACTGTTGCAGGTGGAAATGCAAAGGTCTGCCACTTGGCGTTATCGACTAGAGCAGTCGCTAAAGTGGTTCTGAGTGTCGTTATGGCTACAGGTGGCATTATCCCACCATCGAGTTAGGGCTCAGCGCATGTGCAATCAATCCTCGCACCTTAGCGAGAAGCTGTGCGCTCATTCGGTAAGGGCTTGGCTGGAAATCGACAGCGTTACTGCCCGAAAGGGTGGCTGTACGCGCTTGCCAGATTTCAACAGATATCATCAAAGCTGCTTGCTGGACTGCTTTATCTTCTGCCCAATCAACATAGGTTGATGCTGCGACATTAGCAAAAGGATTAAATGGGTGGTAAGGCGTATCGGTTACATGGTTTGTAGTAACTGTAAAAGTGCGACCATGAACACCTGTGATTGTCTTGCTGCCATTGAAGTGAGAGCCTGCATTTGTGATAACTACAGTCTGACCCACATAGTAAATCATCTCTACATTCTTGTCGAAGTACATTGTGCCTACTGTGCCAACATTAGAGTGACCAATAGCAAATTCTGTGTTAGCCCATAACATTGGAAGTAGGACTGCATCTGTAGCGTCGCACACTTCCTGCAAGGTGGCATCTGGGTACAGCGTACCGACTCCGAGTGTTGATCGAAGCTCTGCTACTGTAGTTAGTGCCATTCCTTTTCCTTTCTAAAGACTCTGAGGGGTAGAGGGCTACTACCCCTCAGAGCGTACTTAGTTGGCTAGATTAAGCTGCGTTGTTGAACTTGAACGCGCCTGCTGCTGCCTTGGTGGCGATTGCGCCATAGCCGTAGTATCCGACTTCTACCTGACCAGTACCGACCTTGTCAGCGCGTAGCTGTAGGCGTGGTGACTCGTACCATGTGTATGAATCGCGATTTACTACGATGATTGATCCGTCAGCTACACCTGTGAGTGAGTAGTCAACATATAGATCAAGACCTAGTAGAGATCCGCGTAGGCTCTGTGATACTGAACCTGCTGCGTTTTGTGGCTGTGAAGCGATGAATAGAGGACGATTCTGACCGTCTACCATGCCCATGATGTTGCTCCATTGTGTTGGAGAAACAATTACGCTTTGTGCAAAGCGAAGTGTGTTTGTGTAGATTGAGTCTGAAGCGCGAGCAATAAAGCCAGCCATTTCAGCACCATCCCATGGAAGTGTGATTGCTGTGCCATCTGCTGAAGCACCTGTCTGGATTGCTGTGCGTACTGCAACATTTGTTGCCTTAGCATAAGCATCTGCCATGAGTGATTGTAGCTCTGCAAAGAATGCAGGTGATGTGCGGTCAAGGACTTCAACATCGAATAGTTGCATTCCTGCGTACTTCTTGACATCAACATCTAGGTACTCAATCTCGACCTGAGTATCTGAGAATGCTGCCTTCTCTGCTGTCTCTGCAACAGTTGGAACAGCCTTAACGCGTGGGATCTGGAACTTGAATCCTGCATCTGGAAGTGTGCCTGCTGAAATTGCATCAATTGATGGTCGACCTGAAGTTGACTTATTGTTGATGATCTCTGTTAGCTGGCGTGTTGGTACAAGACCTGCAACATCTGTTGTGTCTGTATCTGAAGCAGCGCGTAGGTATTGACGAGCATTCTCATCACCGAACTGTGCCCGTACTGCATTCTCCAAAAATACTTCTGGAGCTGTGTTAATGCGTGGTGTTGTGTAGTACATTGCTGTAACAGTTGGGCGAGCAGCCTCGACAGCCGCTGCCTCTACTGAAGGTGTTGCTTCGACTGCTGGAGTGGTTTCTTCCACGGCTGTCTCGCTTTCTGTAGTTGGGTTTTCTTCGACAACAGATTTTTCTTCTGCGCGAATTTCTGTAATTGCGGCTGACTTAAATGCCGCTTCTGTGACAAGGCTGACCTCTTTTAGAGAAGCCGCTGTAACGACTGTGTGACCATTGCGTGATGGCTTTGATGCAATTACTTCTGCACCAATGCTAAGACCTGTGACAAGACCTTCCTGCGCCATAACAAGTGCATCATTACCACCTGTGCTACGGCTTAATTTGAATGTTGCATAAAGTCCATCTTCGCGAACTTCTGAAGCAGTCATGCGACCGATTGGCTTTTTCATGTCATGCTGTGATAACAATTTGATCTTAGATGGGTCAGCGATTTCAATTGATCCAGCCTCAAAGACATAAGCTCCGAGATTAGTATTGCCAATCTCGCCTGTTCCCATTGGGACAATCTTTCCTGAGATCTCACGGCGATCTTCGCTGCACTCGATTGATGCTGCTTCGATGTATAGGGTTGTCATTATTCTTCCATTCCGTTAGGAGATAGATCTTCCATTTCCATGGCTTGCTCTGTAGTGATTAGACCAAGTGCAAGCATCTTCTCGATTACTAGCAAGCGATCCATAGGGTTAGTGCGTAAGAATGTGTCATCTACTGCGAATTTGACATAATGACCAGCAGTAGAAATGTCATCCATTGAAAGACGAGCTTCTATTGCTGAAATGTAAGGCTGGATCATCCAGATAAACTGACGGCGTTCATCTTGCACATTGGCATAAGTCATCGTTGTATTTTGATCAGCTGAAAGATAATAAGGTGGGACTCCACACGCGCGAGCAATTTCTGTTGCGCTATTTTGGATAGCCTCATTGTACATCATGTCTTTAGGTGAAAATGATGTTGCATTATATTCAAGAGTAGAAGTCAAGTAAGCTGTAGCACGATTAAGGCGAGCGTTTTTCCATGCAGCTAATAATCCTTGTACTTCTTTAGGATCTAGATCTGCTCCGTTGTTGCGGATGTATCCGCTAGGCATTGGAGTTTGCGCGGCAATCGCTGCTGCTCTGTGAATATCGATCGCGCTTTGAATAGTGCGAGCAGAAGTGTTAAGGATACCTTCATCCTTTTGAAATGTAATAAGTGATCCAATGCCTGACATTGGTACAGGTATTCCATCGACATAGTATTGAGTAACAATAGTAGAAGGGAAATCTGTGTCGAATGTTACGCGAGTGTTAGCAATCCACTCAGCGCGAGCCATTCTTCCATCTTCTTGATATGTCTCTTTGATCTGCCAGTAAGCTGTGCCGTACATAAGCAAGCTGTCAACAGTCCATAGGATTGTTACAAAGCGTGGCTGATTAAGTGAAGGCTGTTCAACCCATCGCGGTGCAGCAATATGCTCACCAGTTGATTTCTTGTAATACTCCAACGGAATTGTCGCGATTGTTCCCGCGATAAGATCACGGCATCGCTTAATCGATGGCACAGTCATGGCATCTTGACGAGCCATTGAAGATACTGTGTAGTAATTATTGTAAGGCAGGAATTGATCGCCTAAAATTTGAGGGGCGTATTGCGCTTTAAGCGATGAACGCTCATTCTCATTGGATGTTGCTTCAGCTTTGCGGAATAGACCCATAGTCATAAAGTGTAGCATTTGTCAAGTAATTAGACAACATGCTAGGGCGTGTCTAAGTGTAAATCTGTGGCTTAGGCTGAGGGATCATTAACTTGCTTACCGCCATGGCAATGCCAATTGGAGCAGAGATGTCACCTGCTGACTTACGCTTAATGATGCGCCAAGCAGAATCGTTCACCTTAGCTGCACAGTTGTTCATCTGCTGAATGAACTCTGCCTGTCCATTGTGAACTACTCGATGATTGACCAAGCCTTCTAAGAGATCTCCACAAGCTTTGTAGAACTGCTGCCCACTGACATCTTCGCAGACAACACCACTATTCATTAACCGATCTGCAATAGTCTGGGTGGCGTACTTGTCAAAGCAGACAATGCGAGGCTTATATATGTCACACCATGCCTTTATACTTGCCGCCATCTTTAACTCATCGATGGCTACCTGCGAGCTGTAAGTCTCTAAGATACCGATACCGATCCGACCATCTGGGAGCAATTGACCGGCAATAAGAGACCCATTGCGCCTTGAAGGGCTAACATCAAAGCCGAATACTGTATAAGCACCTACAGCCATCTCCAGAGTGCTATCGCTGGTCTCCTCTAGAATGCCATGAGGCCATGGGCTACTTAGGGAGTCGATCCATTGGCAAAGAGTCTCAGTACGAGTGTTTTCAATCGGCGAAGTAGCAATAGCCTCTTCAATCGCATCCTCGGTAATTGTGTACCCCATTGAGGGGTTAGCCATAGCCCATGCATTGCGATCGTCTATCTTGCAGTATTGAGGTGCTGAGTATTCGTAGAATCCGAATGACTTTGGTGGGTAGTCGATGGCTCGTTCCCGTAGGTCATTGAGTACAGTGCTGAAAGCATCTCCCGCATTCGAGGTAAGAAGTGTCTGACTGTTTGGGTGAGCTCTAGTTGTAGGAGTTGCAGCTCTGAATCCATCTTCTGTGATCTCTCGGACTTCATCGATGTAGAGAAGTCCGTTGACTGAGCGACCTCGACTTCCGTCTCTAGTTGCTGCAACAACATCAAGCCTTGCTCCAGAGAGCATCTCAATGCTTTCAGTGCCGTTGGCGTGTCTGATCTGCTTAACGAATCCTTTGAGGTGGTCATTGGTCTCCAATAGGTGAGTTACTTGTCTGAAGGTGTCTAGTGCCATAGAGCGATTAGAGCTCATGATTAGCACATTGGTATTCCACTTGATCAGGTGCGCAAGGATGAGCATGCGGGCTAGGTGGGTCTTGCCATTCTGTCTGGCTACAAGGATCAGGTTTGTCTTACGGATCCACATGCCCTTCTTGTCCACAGTGAGCATGTCCTTAAGAACGAACTCCTGCCATGGCATTAGATCCATGTTCACAATCTTGCATAGATCTTTTACATCTTGCAGCTTGTTTTCGCCCTTGAGAAGTGGACTGTGAAGCCTTGGCTTAGTTGCCCCTCGTAGGGCTTTGCTCTTTTTAGGCTTAGTTGTCATTGACTCGGATTAGGTCGGGTCTTAAAAGGACTGTCCAGCATCGTCTCGGACTGCATCGGGGAGATATTGCTTGAAAAGACAGGGGGGGTAGCCGCTCGTGCTAAAAAAACCCCATCATTGAGCGCACCCTTGCGCAGGTTGCATGACTTACATAACACTCTGAGATTATCTAATGAGTGATCTCCACCTACCTTACGAGGTATCACATGATCGATGTGCATCTCGCCCTCATCTGTACCACAGATCTGGCATACACGACCATCACGCTTGAACACTCGTTCACGCTGTTCTCTATAGCGCCTTGAGTTCAGCTTATCTAATGCCAATTGTGTGCCTTCCAATGATCGTAAGCATTGCATGGAGTTGAGTATCTATGCTCTATATATGATAAGCCCCATCTTACTTGAGCATAACCATCTTGGTCTTTAAGCCACTCACTCTTACCTTGTGGTATTCCATAGTGTGAACCATTATTAGCTTTAGGATTCCATGCACTCTCTTTACCATAGAGCTTACCTAAGCACTTCATTTGCTTATAATCATAATGTAATAAATGTAATGCATACTCTTTATAAGTTACATATTGCATTGGTTTAGATCCACCTGCATCAGGCATAATGCATAGAGCTATCCCAATAGCTACTAGCACCCCGCGAGCTACGCCCCTAAGGGGCTCGCGGTGAGCCTTTGAGAGGCTCTGCTGTGTTAGCGTACCATATATGGGAAGCACCATGTGTAATCTTGGGCGTGTCGCCATGTTTTTACCCCCTGTGGATAACTTCTGTGGATAACTATTTATCTAAAACTGTACCAATCATGGCGTGATGTTTGTCCAGCGATCTCAAAGTAATCATGTTTTAGCACATTACGATAAGTAGAATGAAAGCCCACAACAGTACCCGTAATGTGTACTTGAGCAATCTCAGTTTTTACAACCCTACCTTTGCACAGTTCAGTTTCTCTTAAATAATGAACATGATTTATAGCTCTACCACGCCATTTAGGCATTTCATAACGCCTAATTTCTTGCTTTATTTGGTGATAACACTCACCCTTGCGTTTCTTAAATACACATTGATCTCTAAACATCTTTGCCCCATCCTTTGCCCTTAAAGTGAATTGGATTAGCTGCAATTACCTTAACCATAGGCTCATTACAGTATGTGCATGGGATCATTGGTCTGTCGTACCATCCATGGGTAATCTCTTGACTAAGATCGCATTGTGTGCATCGGTAGTCGTAGGCTGGCATGTCAAGCACCTCTGTATCATGTAAGACCCACAGCCTGTGCAGCGGTCAATGTCTGCCTCTGTGGGTTCGCTAGTAAGATGACCGTACTTTAGTATAAGTAGTGGCAAGAGATCCTCTAGACGGATGATGGCGGCATACTCACGCGCATCTTCACCTTGTCCGTTGAGTCTAATCACTCCAAAGCCCAATTCCCCCGAAAGAGCCGTACGAGCTTTCAATTGACGAATGTAGGCAAGAGGTTGAAATCCAGCGCGGGCTTTGACCTCAACATCGAACGGTACATTGACAATATCCTTGCCACTACCTCTCCCAACAGTTGCACCACTCCACACAGTCGATAGGTACTGTGCGACTACGCGTTCTGTTCGGAAGCCTCTATGTTTCCTTGCTTGACTAGCCATTGACTGCTTTACACTTGCGGCACTGCCACGCACCTACAATTAATTGCTCATCTTTTACAAGTATTTCAGCAATTATGTCTTTCGCCATTGTTGGCTCATTGCATAATTGGCAATTGACTGTGTCAATCATAGGAATGTCCTCAATGTTAATCCATTGACCAGTTGTCTCATCAAAGTACTCTACAAAGCCCATGTTATGCCCACGCCTTCTGAGGCTGCCACTTGCCATCTACCAATTGATACCAGCGAGTAGGGCATCTGTGTGCCGATGAGATTGCTGTGTCACAGAAGTAGCCGCCCCATGGCTTGCCGTTCTTCTCGCCTTCCTTAAAGCGCATGTGCCCATGCTCACAGCTTGGTGCTTCTACTGCTTCAGGTGTTCCCATGATTGCGGTTACTGTCTGCATTGCTTTGTCAAGCGTGACAGGCGCATCAACTACCTTGTTGTATTGACCCACTGGAGTAGTCCAGTAATCCTGATCATCTGCTTTAACCTCTTGAACAGGTGGCTTGACTGGCTTAGCAGCAACAACCTTAGTCATTTCCTCGCGGCTTGGTCTCTTTCCTTTAGGCGCATAACCTGCATTTGCAAGTGCCCTGCCGATCGCTGAAGTCTCACAATTCTCCAGTGCTGAAGTCTGATTAACCCCGCGACTAGTAACTGTTTCCTCAGCGTAGCCTGTTGCCCACGCAACGCCATCGCTAGCATCCTTAAATAGATAAGCCTTAACAATGTATCGAGTTGCCTCGACCACTTCAAGCTCTGTTGCAATACGGAATGATGGATAGTCCTTAATAAACTTTTCAAGTCTCACCTCAACTGGCTCGTAATCGGCTAAATTAAACATAAAGGTCGTTCTCCTCGGTTGCTAGTTGTCCTGCGAGTGCGCCATAGCTGCATAGGTCGACCCAGTTGTCGATGTGCTGGGCTGACTGATTAGTCCTCGCAAGTTTAACAAGCACCATGATCCCTGCGACTTGATAGTCATGTATCGGTGTCTGTAAGTATGCTGAGAGGAGCATCGCTGTGTGTTGCAGGTTATCTGAAGGGTGACCGTATGATAAGCCACGCTCGCGGATTGTGTCTGTTGCTGATAAGAGGATCTCACTGGCTCTCATTCCTGCCCCTTGATGCTGCGACCTCGATGGTATCCATCGCGTACGCCCTTGTCATAGGCTGTGCGTTGAACATCGATGATCACGATAATGAAGCCAATAACCATGCCCAAGATGCAGATAAGAAGCAACTTGTCTGTGTTTGCCATTATGCAACCTGCTTTGATGTCAAAAGCTCTGCAAGCTCTGAAGCTGTAATCTTGCCATTGTCAAACATCTCACAAACATCTTGGATAAACTGGTGAGTCTCTGTGTTCATTTTCTTTCCTATCTGTAGCAACGCCCTTGGTTGCTTACAGAGTTAGTGTGACATAAAGCCCAGACGAATCAAGTACATTTAGATAACGAAACGATAACGATTTAGACCTAAATTTAGACCTATCTGGCGCGACCGTAAGACTTTCCAGACACAATGAATGTGCCATCCTTCTCGATGTGGATTAAGTCCACTTGAACCTTGCTCTTATTGACATAGATGATGGCAAAGGCTTGCTGCCAATTGGCTACACCCTTGGTGTATGCAGCTTGCTTAAAGTCCATAAGATTGCCTACCTCAACACCATGTAGGACACGCCCTATACGCCCTCCAGAAGCCTCTGAGAAGGCTGAACGCCCTGCTCTGTGGGTATGACCTGAGATGACATTCTTACCATGCCTACGAGCCGCTTCTAGGGCTGATAAGCCCCCCTGTGGCTTGATGGGTGTGTGGTCTCCATGAACTGCAATCCAGTTAGGTGCGATAGGCATAGGATTCTTATGAAAGGTAATCCCTAACTCATCGAACTTCATGAACTTCTCAAAGCGTAGCTCTGGCAAAGCACCGAAGGCTGGGACTTTAGCCATGATGATGTTGTATAAGCGATCTGTGTGATTGCTACGGATGCAGTCTGTTACGCCTAACTCCCAGAGAAGCTGCACAGCCTCGTTACGATCATCATCTAGGGTCTGGGCATATGAGCCCATGCGCCCTTCCTCCCACTTGCTGATCTGTGGAAGATCGATCTCATCACCAATGGTGACTACTTGATCTGGCTTGAACTTAGAGATGAAACTAGCAAGGTTACGAGTTGCAACCCTGTCATGGTATGGGACTTGTAAGTCCGAGACTACGACTATTCGCTTAATCGTCATCCTCATCTTCATAATCGCCATACTTCTCAGGTTCTATCGGATCTGGCAAGATCCAATGAGGGTAAGCCGAGCGTTCAACGATGATTGCTAACGCTAAATCCTCGGGAAAGCCAGACTTGATAAGACTGCCAAAAAACTCAAACATCCCAATGCAGTAAGCATCAAGAGCTGAGTAGCCTTCATCCTGCAATTGCTTAGTTGCTTTTCTTGCCATGAGAAAATTATCGCTCTAGAAGGATGTTATAGATCTCATCGACACGCGCATGTAGTCGCTTGATTTCTGCCAGTAGATGGGTAATGACAAAGCCTGACAAGCCACCAAGGGCTACGATCGTGGCGATGTAGAGCTGAAAGAAATCTGTCTGTGTCACTTTTTAGGGCTCGCGTATCCGAACACACCTGATAGCACAGCCCAGAGGATTGCGCGGTAATCTGCCTCAAAGTTGGATGATGCCCATGCAGCTAGAAATGCTCCAGCGGCTAGGTATGCAGGGTGCTTGATCTTCATTATTCTCCGCCTAACATAGATAAGTTATAAAAAGCCGAATCATTGTCAGCCGCTTTCTTAAACGAGACATGACAGTGCTTCGTGTGTTTGTTAGCCCCTGTGTACTTGCGCCACTTCCAATTGAAGATGGGTGAGCAGATCTTCCCATCGAAGATGATGTAACTAACACGGTTCTCCCGCTTAGACTTGCAAGCGACACGAAGCTGATCTGCAAGATCAGGCATGATGTCTGGTTTCGATCCCTTAAATAAGTCACGATCGACATCGATGGCACGAACCCAACCCGCCTCATCTGGATTATGATCAGACTTGCGAGCAGCGTGTCGGGTATCACCGATCCAACCATCCGATGTGCGGTCACGATCTGGGAATGAGTCATCTATCTGTTCTCTTAACTGAACAGCAGCCTTAGAGAGCTTTACTTTCATGCAAGTAACAAAGCCGCTTCTTCTGCAGTAATGCCAAGCTTTGCCAATAGGTCAGCCTTAGCCGCTGCCTTGGTTGCAGCTTCTGCCTCCGCCGCTAGACGCTCGGCCTCAGCCTGTGCGGCTGCTGCTTCGTTGGCTGCGATTTCATCGGCTGTCAATGGACGCTCGATGACCTCACCTGTTGCACAGTTTACTTCAATTGCTGTTGTCATTGTTGCTCCTTATGAGTTCTTGATGCCGTATAGATAGAAAGATGAACCTAAAACCCAGTTCACAGAGTTTCCGGGATAAATCGTCAATGATGAAATAGCAGTTGTTTGATTGTAAAGATTTGCCAAAGCCAGAGCATCTGCTGTTACATCATTGTTTTCATTGACTAATGAAATGCCATAGGCTTTTTGATTTGATGTTGCATAATTTGGCACATAAATCTCAAATGAACTAAATGTGTTACTCGTTGAAGTTGAACCGTTAGTAAAGCCAATAGATCCGCCTAATGAGGATGCATTGGAAGTTGTGTATCTTGTGCTAGTGGCAGATGATCCATCCCCTCGGACTCTTGTGCTGGAATAATTCTGCGCGGAGTCGCTATTAAAATTGATGTAGCTCGAGCTAGCTCGGCTTCCTAGATCATTTCTTACACTGCCACGAACGACTAGATCAGTATAAGTC